GCTCTAAGGTCTTCAAAGATACTTTCTAACTCAAATCTCTTTTGTTCATAACCTCTACGTGACTTCATCAAATCACCATAGTCAATAATGATAAGGTCTGGCTCAATGTCATTAGAAATCAAACGACCAATGTGAAACTTAATTGTATTGATAGTAGCAACCTTTGGTGGATACTCTTTGATAAACAACTTACCACCAGTAAATCGTTGCATTTGATTGGCTGCTTCTGATTGTCTTGAGATAAGTTCCTTAGTTGGGATACCAGTGATACGACTATCATAACGATTACCAACGTGTGATTCAGAAAGTTCAAACGTGTAGTGAACAACATTCTTACCGGCAGCCAAAGCACCATAACCAAAGTTGACTAACATAAAACTCTTACCACCACCTGTTGGTGCCATCACAACACCCAACTCACCAGCAGCCAATCCACCATCTAAAATGTTCTCTTGGTCTAACAACGGAAAACCAGTTGGTATAGTTTGTCTGGTGTGAATTTGTCTACGTGATTCAAAACTATCAAAGAAGTCTTGACCTAAATCTTGTTCGGTATTTATCTTCAAACTATTCTCAATAGTGCTTTGTATTTCTTCATAACGACCTTCCTTGAGAAGATCAACAGACTTTAGGATAGCCTGTTTCATACTCATGTTCTTACAAAACTCTATTGACTTGTCCTTAGCATATTCTATCTCTTGACGATTGACTCTTGTCTGAATGTCAAGCAATACTTCAATAGTGTCTTCTTTCAATGCCCCATCTGGCATTGTTGATATTTCCACCTTTACTGTTTCATATGATGGTGGAGTGTTATACTTGTTGAATAACTTTCTTATCTCTGTCCATAGTGTTTTGTGAGCATCACTAGTAAAGTAATCATCCTTCAATGTTTCAAATGACTTCTCAAAGAAAACACGGTCAGTGATAAGACCTTGCAATACGCAATTTTGAAAACCAATTCCAAAAGACTCAAATGTATCAGTATTGTTAGACACCTAAATATCTCCTTAGTTTTTCAAGATGGAAAATGATGCTACCCAATTGTCCAAGTTTGATGGACTTACGTTTTCGTTTAGTAGGTTAATACGAAACTTGTAAGAATTAAACTTGGGTGTATCTCTTTTGTAAGAATTATCTATAGCATTAATGGCTGTCATAGATATTTCTAACTCTTGTAGTTGGACGATACTATAGTTCAACTTAATCAACTTTTCATTCTCAATATACTTTTGATATTTCTTCTCACTACGACCTTTTGCCCAATCTATAAACTCACCTGCATCATAACCTTTATTATCCCACAGAAGATGTATTTGATTACGAGCTGTTTTCTCACCGATACCTTTTACACCTTGTATGTTATCACTCTTGTCGCCAACAACGGCCTTGAGTAAGGCATAGTTTGGTGGGTGAATGTTTTCTTTTTGATGCATCCACTCTAAGTCAATGAACTCACCTTGTTTGTTGGTCTTTGTTTTTACTGGTCTGAATACACTAGTATTCTCATCTACTAATTGTAAGTAATCTCTATCAGTGCTAACGATAATCTTCTTGCGGTCTCTGATAGTGTTCTTACACATATAAGCAATAACATCATCAGCCTCTAAGTATTGAACTGCTACTTGTTTCAATGGTAGAAACTCCATAGCCTCTTTTAGAGCACCAAGTTGTCTGGCAAACGCTTCCTTCTCTGTCTCGTCTGATGTCTCAAACCCCCTTCTCATCCCAACCATTTTACGACCACGTTTGTAGTCCTCTAACTTCTTTCTTCGTTTCTGAGAAGAGCCAGCACCTTCCCAAGCGATTATACACTCACTTGGTGAAAACTTGTTGATGTAACTTTGAAGTGCATTTAGACTTCCATAAAAACCACCTACGTGCTCACCATCATCATTGGTCAATGGTATTGATGAGAAACAACGACAATAAAGATTGAGTAAATCAATCAACAATACAGGCTTATCGGACACTTATAGCTCCTTATAATAGGGTAAAGTTAAAACCATTAGATGTAGTGTAGTAGCACTTCTTGACACCGTAGTCTTTCATTATCTTATAACAAGACTTACATGGGTGTGCTGGTTTGAGTAAACCGTTTCTATCTTCTCGGTAGACATACATTGTTGACCCTTGCAGATTGTCCTCGTATCGGTAGGGGTTTACCTTCAAGAGCACATCTAACTCAGCATGGATACTGTGTGCGTAAAAGTCATAATGTTTTCTAAGCATAGGGTGGCTTTTATCTTTATTACACCCTACGAAAGTCTTACCATTTTTAAGAATTAAAACTGTACCAAACCTAGTATGATGCATACTTTTCAAGCACTCATTACGAGCAATACGAAACCACTTGTGCTTCGTAACTTCTTGTACTGCACTATTCATTTTAACCTTTTGGTAGAATAAATATAGACTAGAAAATTTTAGAAAAATGACTATCAATCAAAAAAATTTAAAATCATTTTTAGGAATCTTTTTTAAAGATATTTTTTATGGCAAGTATGAAGAACCAGATGATTGTCCACTGCCACCAAAGTATGGTAGGTAGTCCAAGTGGCGCTATGCCGACATTCCATAGATAAGAAAATATCCATGAAATGCCGACAACCAAAGCACCAAAACCTACAAATATAGACAAACAAATTACACAAAGTATCAAAATACCACTGTTAGAATTTTCTATCTTTTCAGTGACTTGGTTTTGTATGTCTTCTGGTGTAAGTTTTGCGACCATTATATTTCTTCTTCTGGCTGTAAATCTTCGGTGGTTATTTCTTCTTCTCTCTTGTCGGGGTCTTGTTCAATGACAAGAGACTTCTTCACAAGAGCTTTACAATAAGCATGGGCGTCTTTACTTTCTGTCTTCCGAATCCAATCAACAAACTTACGATTTTGGAATTCGTATACTTCACCCGTATCCTTATTGGTAATAGATGATTTCTGGGCACTAATCTTTTCAGCATGACCAGCTTTCAGAAGTATGTCTAACCAACTCTCTTCATCTATCAAACCTTTTGTGAAATACATCTTCAATTCTGCTTCACGGTGTGGAGGCCCCATCCTGTTCTTGATGAGTTTTGGTTTGATGCCGACACCAATAACATCTTTACCGGCTTTGACCTTACCACCACTATACAACTTCATACGAACTGAAGAAAAGAATGGAATAGCCTTACCGCCTGGCGTTGTTGTATCGTCACCAAAGAATACACCAATCTTTTGTCTCACTTGATTTAGAAACACAAGAGCAACTCTTTGTTGACCAATAAAACGAATAGACTTTCTAAGACCTTGACCAATCATACGAGCGTGCATTCCAATCGTAGATTCACCATACTCGTTTTGTAACTCAACGTCAGTAGATGTGCCAGCTACACTATCCCACACTATACAACATAGTTTGTCGGGTTCGTTTTCTCTAATCTTACGAATGATATCTTCAATAGCTTGAAATACTTTTTCTACCGACTCAACTTGAATATAAACAAGTGAACCTTCTGGATAAGGTTTCAAACCAAGTAAGTTTAGGAAATCTTCATTACAAGCATTCTCTGTATCAATCAATACAGGAACACCGCCTTTGTCTTGACAATCTTTAAGAATCAAATATGACAATAAGGATTTACCTGTAGCCGCCTCACCAGATATTTCGGTGAGGCGACCAACTGGTATGCCCCCATCGGCATTTTCATCATTAGAGATGATTGTGTCTAATACTGTAGAGCCAGTGGATAGCCACTCTTTTACTTCGGGTGGACTATCACCTTTACCAAGAATGTAAGCTACATCACCAAGTTTCTTGTTAAGACTCTCTACAAGTATTTCATTTAGAACTGAATCCTTCTGTATAGAAGATTCAGATGATTTTATTTTCTTTCTGGCCATTACTTAAAGTCAATGTCCTTACCTTTACCACCAAGCAAACCATCAAAAGCAGCATCAATCTTTTTACTGGTCTTGTCTTCCTCAGCGGCAACAGTAGTGGTAGAACCATTACCAAAGTCACGGGTAGAACCAGCAGATGAATCAGAATCATCAGCATTGGGATTGATGTGCTTGTCAAGAGCAATCTTCATCTCTTCAGCAGGGCTGTAGTCAAAGAGTGTCTCAACAGGTGTAACACTATCAATGATTTTTTCAATATCACTCTTTGAACCAGCCAAAGGCGTAGGCTTAAGAGCGGTAGTGATGGTGGTAGGCATCAACCAACCATTGAAGCCTGGCTCAACTGTAACCATCAAGTCCAAACCTTCATTAGCATCAGTGATATCAACATTCTGACGCAAACCACTACGAACATGATTTAGAACTTCCTTATAAGTAGTGCGAGGTGAAATACTCCACCAACGAATACCCTTATCTTCTTGACCACGAACCACAATAGGAACGTAAACACGGAGCGTAGGCGCCATCGTCTTAAACATCTCCTTGAATGATTCATCGTTGGTCTTAGTATACTCATTCCAACAAGTGGTAGCGAAATCACAAATAGGGTCAGGCTCACCCTTCATCTTGTTGGGACACAAAAAAGTGCGACCACCAATACGAAAGTGAAACCACAACTCTCTGAAAGGCATCTCCAAATCTTCCTTGTAAGGAGCGATACGAATCTGATGTTCTCCCTCTTCAAGTTTAACCAAAGCATCTTGGTTCTGATTAGAGCTACCGCCTTTGTTATCAAGGCGATCCAAAGCATTGTTGATTTTGTCCAAACTAATAGGCATAAGTTATATCTCCTTTGCCATAATGAAACTGCATGATGGGGTTTGTTTATCATAATAATAAACTATACACATAATATAAACAACTTTTTCTATTTTGTCAAGCACTTTTTTTCTTCAAAACAATCACACGATTCACCACATGATTGAAATGGTTTATCTCTAAATCTTGATAATAATATAAGTAATAAGGTAGGAATTGTCAAGCATAAAATGCATGCTATAGCAATTTTTATTTCAACACCAACCAATGGGTTCATCCTCTTCACTCTTTTGCTCTTTTTTGCCCAAAAGAGCAAGAGCAATAAAGAGCAAAGGTGATAGTAACAAGATTAGTATTTTAGTTTTGGAAAATGGTTTCTTCCCAAATTTGAGATGTTTTAGGATAGATTTGATGTAGGACGTGCCTGACCGCCTTGGCATATTCTCTTATCTCCCACTGAGAGTCTGGTTTATCTCTCAATTCAACAAAGTTCATTAGTGCTTGAAATGATGCTGTCCAGATAACTTCTGTATACTGTGACAACGGTAACATAACTCTTGCTTGTTCTTTTGCTACTCCAAGTTTTAGTAACTCTTCGTAATTATGTTTGATTAGTTTTATCGCGTTTTCATATCTTTCGCTGGCTTCTTCTTGTAGCGGGATTTCACCCACGCTCGCCTGCTTTGAGTCTGGTGACTGCTGACGCCAGATTTCGGGAAAATAATATTCCTCAACCGGCACATAACGGCCACTAATTTCATTCCAAGCATGATCTTTTGTAGAGTGTGATGATGACGTTTCAATTCCAACTACGTGTTTATACGCCTGTCTCATAACGAACTCTGGCGCTTTTATGTGTAGTTGAACTATAAGATGCCTAAACGGTGAGAAGTGTTTGTGTTTAGCGAGGTATCTAACAAGTTTTTCATCTGATTTTTCATACGTTTCTTTTCTCTTTCCAAAGGATACACGGGCAGAATTTACTACTGTTAAATCTGTACCGCAAAAATCTAATAATTGTACGAAACCTTTGTCAAGAACTTTTGGGGTAATAGAAAAACTACCTTTCATTATATAAGTCTTCCTCTAATTCATCAAGTAGATTAGGGTCATTATAATCTAGTTTCTTAATTGAATTTCTTGTATTGTTTCTTCTTGTCTTACGTTGATTCTTTTTTACTCCACGATTGGGCTTAACTACTTCGCTCGCATCTTTTCTGCGATTTGTCCGAGCCATTTCTTTCCTTTCTAAAATTTGGTCATACCTAATATTTGGTTTATGGGTGCAAACAATCCTGTCAACTTATAAGTGTTTCCCTTATAGTCAAAAACGATTCCCTCACTAGGAACAATTTTATTGAAACCACCTGCCTTCTTAAATCTCTGTATTTGTCTTTTTAGTTGCTTCAGTTTGGTGATATCACCCCCTTTACGTAGATCGGAAACAGTATTTCCTAAATCTTTCTTCATGTCTCTTACACCCTTTGCGGGTGATACAGCGATAAAATTTTTGGCGTTTTCTAAAACCTCAGCTCCTAGTGAGAGAAATACATCCTCAAAAGGTGCTACATTTTTCTGAAACAATCCTTTTGAATCAACCTTGTCAAGTTTACTTGCAAAGTTGTAAATCTTCTCATCTTTTAGGTTGGCCTTACTCAGAGCAAAACTCTTGTCACCTTCAGCAAATCTTTTCACTAGTTTTACTTTCAAGTCCCTACTTAGTTTCACTCTACTCTTACGTGCTTCTTTTTCTACCATCTGTAGCCAAAATTTTCTATGGTATTGTAATAAATTATCTTTGTCACCTA